ACACTTCTGCCATTTCCCACATGGCACGGTTATAACCACATTGACCCCGGCTTAAAAGGCCGGGGTCCACATCATGGCAAACGATGCAATAATTCCAGATCCATTCGCACAAACTCCACAAGAGTCAGGGTACGATTTCCCTGATGCTCAGAAGAAAGAAGGACGTGTTCCGGGTGATGGTGCAATGCCATTACCACACTTCATGACCTTCTCTCAGGTTGTGAACTGGGCTAGTCGCACATACAGGTACACTTTTGATGAGGCACTGCGACACAGTGCAAAGAACACACTTGCACTAAGGCGTGACCCAGTGGTAATGGAAGCAATTCGCTCCCGTCAGATGGCCACTGCACAACTACCTTGGCACTTGGAACCTGCAAATCCAGAAGACACTGCGCAGGTTGAGGCAGCAAAACTTCTCACAGACATACTCAAGAGCACTCCCAGATTCGAACAGATGTTGATGCACCTGCTTGAGGCTGTTTTCTATGGCCGATATGGTGTGCAGGTGAACTACTCTTGGGATTTTGCAAACGGTAAAAAGCGCATGGTTGTGAAGGATTTCAAGCCTGTAAACGGGGACAAGATGGTTTTCCGTTACTCAGGGCAGGCTGGAATACTTGTGCACGCAACATTTCAGGGCGACTTTGCAATTACTGACAGGGGTAGGGCGCACTTCTTTACTCCAGAGGAGAGGGAGCAAATCCTTATCCACAAGCACGAACCTGAGGATGCTGATTTCTACGAGGGTGAACTTGCAGGTGGTATTCATGGTGTTGGTATACGTTCCAAGATTTACTGGTTGTGGTATTTGCGCAGTCAGGTACTGACATTCCTGATGGACTACTTGGAGCGTATTGGTGCAGGTGGACTCACGGTGTACTACTTTGAGGCTGGAAACCCGAACTCACTTGCAGAAGTAAAACAGTGCGCAGAAGAGCAAATGCGCAACAACACCATTCTTTTCCCAAGGTACAGGGACAACACAACAGGTGGTCCGGGTATCGAGCGCATAGACCCCTCACCAGCAGGTGCGCAACTTCTGTATGACCTTATTACTGCGTATTTTGACCAGCAAATTCGCAGGTACATACAGGGTGCAGATAATAATGAAATGACAGAGGGTGAAGCTGCGATCATGGGAGACACGCACTCAAGAATGGTGCGCTATGATGCCATGAATTTGCAGGAAACCATCACACATGATCTGGTAAAGGTGCTCCAAAAGTACAATTGCCCCGGTTTACCACAAATCAAGTTTGTGTTTGATATCGACAAACCAAACGCAGTGGAAACACTGCAAGCTGCACAGGCGTTCTACCAGATGGGTGGAACACTGGATGAGGATGAATTAAGGGCTGTTCTAGGCTTATCAAGACCACAACCCGGTCATGCGATACTTGCACAGAATATGCCACTTAACCCGTCTTTAATGGGGAGTCAGCCGACTGGTGTGCCAATAGTAGGGCAACCGGGGCCTGCACAACAAGGTGCAGAAGCGACTACACAAAGTACCCCTACACCAGACGGGGCGCAGGGCGGGGGCTCAATGCCCCCCGCCACTGCGTAATTGCAATTCACATTTCACTTCTTTGAAAAGGGTATCACATGGAAAACATGGGCGGTAATTTTGCAAATAAATTAAATGCTGCAAGAACTTTAAGAAACAGCGCAGAACAAGAAGTTATGTTGGGGCAAGGTACTCCAGATCAACAGAAGGGTGTAAATAATATGCTCGACCGAGCTAAAAACACCCTTGGTAATTCTCCCAAAGCTAATGCCGTTGCAAGTAACTCTGCAAGAAGGGGTGCACTTAGCGGGAATGTAAAAAATGTAGTAGCTGGGATCGGAACAGCACCATCCCTTATTCCGGGAAAGACCAATTTAAAAACTGGAGCACAAGGACCCGGAACAATTATTAGAGGTGCTAATGCAAGTATAGGAGGTGCAAAACATGTCCGAAAATAACTTTAAAACACAACACACCATTGGGTACAAAATATCTGGTAAACCTATCAAAGGTGGTAGTGATGCACTGAAATCTAAGCGCAGAGATAATGCGGAACTTGAAAGAAAATTTGGTGGTAATTACTCCAAAAGGAGTGATAAACAACCACAAGGCCCAAAATGGGATCCACCAAAAACTGCAAGGGGTGAAGCTTTAAAATACGAAGCAGGTAGTGGTAGTGTACCATCTGGCACTAACACGCACCTGCCGGGTAAGTATGGTAAGCGCAAGGATGGATCATTTGGGATTTGTTGAAGCATTTAAAGCCATTAGTTTTTTTATTCTGGCTTTTTCTCGTTTTTCAATGAAAAGCAGCATATCTGTCCACTCACCAGCAAAAATAGCAAATTCCTTCTTTACACACTTTTTACTGGGGAGAAAGTATCTCAAACAGTAGTTATCGTAAAAATGACCTTCTGAACGATAAGAATACGACCCTACAACCTTACCCTCATAAGTGGATTCAATGTCAAAATCATACCACCTAGTGGGATTTTCCCCGTCAATGTTATGATGAAAAGATCCACTAATGCTAAGAACTACGCCCGACTTTGGGAATTCAACGACAGTTCGCTTATTTAGGTCATTATTTCCATTCAACAACGACAGCAGAAATTGTGAATAAGTCTTCCCCCCCTTACGAGGATGACTGAGTGCAAAATCGAGGTAATTCATGGCAAAGTCTCCACTAAAACCTAAAAATAATACTACTGATACTTCTAATATACCACAACCTGCGCCCCCTATCGCACGACAAAAGGCGAATATTCAGGACGTGCAAGCAGTTCAAGGGGAATTTAATAAAAACCCCCAGCAAAAATCTATTGAATATATAAACAATTTACCAAGCACCACAAGGTCAGCAGAACAAATAGCCAGTAGCAAGCCAAAAGATCAAACGTCCTTTGAAAAACTTAAAATTCAGGGTAGAGATGACCTGCACCAAAGGCTTGAAAGTCTTGGATATCACAAATATTTAATTACGAATAAAGTTGCAAATGAAAATAATGTCAAAAATGTGGTAAACGATCACATTGAAAAATTGGCCCAAACATCAAAAATTCACAGGGAGTTATCTCAAGTACATGAAGCACTAAAAGACAATGAATTACCCTCAGACAAACGCAAGGAATTACTTGAAAGAGAAGCAAGACTAAAACTTTCTGTGCAAAATATTAGTAGCCATAATCTTTTTAATCCTTCCGGGGATGATGCAGCTAAACAAAGATCAAATGTTGGGGATGTCCTACTGCACAAGTTGGGCAAAATGATCAATTTCTTTACCCGTAGAATGGGTAAAAGTAACCCTGAATTGGACAAAAAACATAAACAAGTAGCTATCCGTAATTTTATTGAACATCTGCAAAACAAGGAACCTGCGAATGATGAGGAAATGGCAGAAAGGGAAGGTTTATTAATATCGCTGGGTGGATATGGCCTAAGTGATGATTTAACTACTGCGCTTACTTATGGGGATCACAGTGGTGCAGAATGGTACGACCAAGATCTTAAGCAATTTGAAGTTGGTTTGGCTCACCTGACAAACCACCACAACGCCACAAGGCATTTAAAATTTAAAGATGCTACTGGTAAAGAACATGGTTTTTTTGGGGATGTTGTTACAGATCCTACAACAGGATTTCATGATTTGAAATGGAGCGAGGATGAAAAGATTGCAAGACAGCAAAAAGCAAATATGGCTATGTTTAAACTGCTCCTTGCGCCCACAAGCTTTGGTAACAACCCAAAACTGAATGCCGTTAAAGCATTTGATATATTTAAGTACGCTGCACAAGATGCTGCTGCAAAAAATGATCATATGCGGGTGTTTCACCATGTTCCACCGGATCAGAGTATTAAAGGGGAGGAGGGTGGAAGATTTTCCAGTAAAACTTTTGGAACCTCTGCTGTTTGGAAACCAAAACTTGAAAAGTTCTTCAATAAACAATTAAATGTTGCCGACCCTGAAAAACAATCATTGATGCTTTCCATGTTAGAACAACAAGGATTTGCACCAAAAACAGTTATTGAAACTGCTGAGGATGGGACACGTGTAAGAAAACTTACTCTAAACGTGAATAAGCTCTCTTCTTACGCAAAACTGGATAAACTTGTGGAACTTCGGGATAGATATAAAACCCAAGCACAAAAACTCGGTGCGGATGAAAATTCTGAGGATGACGAGGATGAAGGACCATCCAATGTTTTTTATAGTTACATGAAAAACAGGGACGGTAGTTTGCACTTAAAGAGATTAAGTGTTAAAGACTTTGACCTAGCTGCGAAGAAAAATCAACAAATACCTTTGTACGATGCTAATGGTCAGCGTTTATATAAATCTTGGACCTCAAGATCTGTGACAAGGGAAATGCTCGCACATATGCGAGAAATATTAAATGGTGACACGTACAACACACCAGAAAGGTTCCAACAGTTCCTTGGGTCAGACCAATCACCAGAATTACTTAAAGGATTAAAAAATAATGTAAACCTTCCCTACAAAGATGAGGAGGGAACCACAGCTAATCATCCGGGCGCATATTTATTTGGTCCTAAAGGAGGACCCTTTTATTTAAATCTAATGCGAGATTCTAGGCATGTTACCAAAGATCTTTGGTTTAGCAGAACTTGGAACAGAATCTTTGGTAGTGTATTTGGAAAAAAGGACAAAATGCAGGATGTTCCAAGGAGTAATAATGAACGAAAATTGATGAATGCTGCGGTTGATCTTGTATCAAACAGACTTGCATCAATCATGGGGGAGGATAAAAAGCTGCACCCACATGAAATACAAGCTGCGCTGTGGTATTATGAACAACAGCTATACAAAATGATGGGAGTTAGGGTGGAATCCTACTCTTACAAAGACGGAATTGAACATATTCTAAAAAGGGAAAATGGAGAATTAAACAATGCCACACCACTCAATTTCAAAACAATTCAACCCCATAATCCAGCAGATGTTGAAAGAAGGAAGAATGCCTACGCTGAAGCAACTAGGACTCGCAGTAGGGCAGACAAAGAAAGATCTCAAGTCACACTGGCACAAAATGCAACAAAGCAATCCTTTGCAAAAACCAAGGTATTAGAAAATATACTGCGGTTGCTGCGTTCGGGTTCACCAATCCGGTACGCACAGTTCACACCAGTAAACGGTGGGATGCAAAGCGCACCTGTTTCCCAGCGCACCAATGTTCCTTTTGGTAATGCTGTTGCAAAGCAGGGTACTGGAAAGAACATTGCGCATGCTCAACTGAATGACCAGATTGCACAGAAGGCTGGAATACAGACAAGTTCTTCCACTGCCATCGGCGACTGGCCGAATGGCAGTGAGCAGAGCACAGTGCACACATCCAACGCACAGGTGGATCCTGCAAAGATGCGCTACCTTGCTGCGTGGCACGGATTATCAGGACAGAAAAAATCAGTTCTTATATTCCACCCTAATGAAAAAGGTCCTGACTCCCTGTACCACATTAACCACCCTGAGACTGACCTTGGTAAACTCAGGGAACAGTTGAATCAATTTAACCTGCAATACAAGACACTTGTGCCGGGTGCGAAGGGTACAAAGATCATGCTGTTCGACCCAAACAAATCGAACAGAAGTTCCGTTGATCAATTTGCTACAAAAAATAACCTAGATGTGGTAGAAAACACTGGACAAGGTGAAATTATCGGGCATAATGGAGACTGGAATAGTGCAGGTGCGCTTCCCAAATCCCGTCAAGCTTATAACAACATAATTGCACAATATGAGCAAAATCAAAACAGTTCCGGGTCTTCCAACAATTCTGGTGGGACACCCACCCCTGCAAAGCAAGCCAGCACAGGGGAAACCAAAAAGCAACTCAGCAAATCAGGTAAAGCCTACAAGTTCAACAAAGCAAGGCGGATCCTCGAAGGTTTCCTAAGGGCGCACAATACGCCAAACAAGGAACTTCCACCTGTTGGTGACCTTCTTGCACCTGACTTGCAGGGAATAAAACCTGAGCACATGAGCAAGTACCAGCAACTTGTTCCGGGTGCTAAGTGGTCAGACATAGAGGGTGCTGTATCCTCACTGCAACAAGATCCAAGCTTGTACGCAGATATGACAAGTGAGTCCAACAGGCGGGAGATGTACTGCAAGGAACATGCTCGCACTGTACTGCACTCCAGTGGTGTGCAAAAACTTCTTGACTCTCTTGTAAATCAAAAACTTATTCCTGAGCACGCACAACACCTCATTCAGGATGCAAAAGACGGCGACTACTTTGCACTTGAGGCAATTAGTGCAGAACTTCAACACAGTATTCCCGCACTAAGATCTTTCTCAAAAGCTGCTGAGAGGGAATACAACAAGGCTGGAAAGGCATGGGACAAGATGAGAAGCGGTGTGCAAAAGTTTGGGAAGAAGCACCACTCTGCTGGGCAATTCCGTGCAGGTGAGCACGAGGTAATCATGCGTGGTGCGACCTACAAAAAAGGTCAGTTTGCACCACAGAATGATGGTAAGGCGAGGTTTGAAAAAGGTTCATCCAAATTAGGTGCAGTATACAACTCCATTAATAAGTTTAGAGGTTCTTAATGGAAGATATGATTGTTAAGCACCATGTTCCAATCCTTGACGAGCACGAGTTGAAGGATAACAAGGGGAATGTGGTGATAAGGCTCGACAAGGATAAGTTGCAAGAAATTGTAAATACGAACAATACTCGTATGAGCAATACTGGCGATGAAATTCCACTGGTGATCGGACACACGAAGGACGATGCACCAGAGAGCGAGCAACCTGAGATTGTTGGGTACGCCACCAATTTAAAGGTTGAACCATTCTTCAAGACAGGTCGCAAGTGTATCACTGCGACTTTCAAATTCTTCAAAAACACAGTGGACAAGGTGCGCAACTTCCCAAGGCGCAGCATTGAACTGTGGTTATCAGATTACAAAATTGATCCCATTAGTTTGCTTGGTGCAACTACTCCAGAAAGGGATCTTGGCCTTCTCCGTTTGAGTAAGAACGGGGTTAAAAAGTATCAAAGGACGATGGAAATGGATAACAAACAAGAAATAGTTGACGCAGTACTTAACGCACTCCAACAGACTGACGTGTGGCAGTTCCTTACACAACTAGCAGCACAGTCTGGTCAGGATGCAGGTGTACCAACCGAGGGTGAAATGCCACCCGATGCTGGTGCAATGCCCCCTGAAGGTGCACCACCTGAGGGTGCAATGCCCCCTGAGGCAATGCCACCCGAAGCTGGAGCAGAAGAAATGCCAATGGATGAAGGTGCACCACTTCCTGAGGAATCTGCCGAGGAAGAACAACCTGTGCAAGCTTCACGTGGTAAAAGGTACGACAGAATCAAGCTTTCCAGAATGGAGCAGGAAAACCAAGTGCTCCACAAGGAGATTAACACACTCAAGCTCAAGTTCCAACGTGCAGAGCGTGAGAAGGATCTTATTGAACTGGAAGCAGAAGGTTACATGTTGGACCGTGGTGAGGAGTTGGAACTTGTGTCTGGAATGCCTGACACCAAGTACAAGTCTCACCTGCAAATCATTCGTAAGAGGTATCAGAAAGCACCACTTGGTGGAATGCGCACCTCTTACATAACCGAATCCCGTTCTGGTGCGTTGCGTGGTCGAACCAAGGACGAGGTTAATGCAGCTATCGACTACGCAACATCACACGGCATCACCTACGCCGAAGCGTTGGACAAAATGAATGCCGAAAAGGTTCTCTAATTTAGGAGGTTGGTAATGCCGTTGTACAATCCGGCTTTTACTGCAAGCGGGAATATTTTCCCTGCAAGATTTGTAAGGATTAGTGGCGAGTTCACTGTTGCGCAGTCTGGCGCAGGTGAATCTATTATCGGTGTGGCGCAGGAAGGTTCTCTTGCACCTCCCGGTATTGCAGAAGCACTGGGTAGTTCTCAGACTTATTATGCTGCGACTTCCGGTAAAACCCTCAAGGTTTTCGGTCTTGCAGATGTGTGCGTGGTTACTGCTGGTACTGGTGGGTGCACTGCTGGTTCACTGGTCAAGTCTGACGCAGATGGTAAGGCTGTAAATGTTGGTACTACTGCTGGAACTTACAATGTTGGCGGTATCGCACTGCAAACTGTAAGTGCTGGTGAAAAATGCCTTATCCAAGTAAACCCTCACCAAGTAACCATTGCTTAATAAGAAAGGACACTAATAATGGCTGATATCGTAAGTAGTGCAGCACAGTTTCCTTCAGGGAATAATACATATATTCCCTCGTTTGATGCGACTGGGCAGCTAGTAGTATCGTTCTCACGTAACCCAAAAGATTTCCCACTGAACAAGTATGTAACCATTACTCCAGTGAAGAAGTCTTCAGGTTATTACCTTAAACTCAACGCTGAGCAAGCTGCTCGTGTAGCATACGCTGATTTGAAAGATCACGTATGGCACGATGGTAATGATGCTCCACACGGCGAGTGGAATAATGAGAAGTTTGAATGGTTGTCATTCAACACCACTCGTTACGTGTTCCCATTCAGACTTGGTTATAAGGCTGTTGATCAGGCCGATTGGAAGATTGTTGCATCTTACAGTGCAATGAACGCCCAGCAGGCTATGACAGCACGCACTGTAAAGGTGTGGGATAAACTCCTTGCATCAAGCACTGATGGAGAAATCACATCTCAGAATTGCACTACTGCATCTAACGCCTATACAGGTGGTAAGGCCCTCAATGAGGGTGATTCCGGTGACCTTAACACAGGTACATCTGCTGGACCTGTGTTCAAGAAGGCACTCAATGCAGTTGCTCGAAAGATCAACAAGGACACCCTTGGTGCATGTGGTCCCAAAGACATGTGCATCATCATGAACCCAACTGCTGCTGATGCCATCTCACGCAGCAAGGAACTTCATACCTACCTGAAGGAATCCCCCATTGCACTTGCACAGGTGCGTGGTGATTCTGACAGCATTAACGGCAAGTATGGTTTGCCTGACAAGTTGTACGGTTACGACATCATCATTGAAGATGTTGTGCGAGTAAGCAACAAGAAGGGCGCATCCAGATCCGCCGATTATGTACTGGGAGAGGATGATATTTTTGTCCTTGCACGCCCCGGTGATTTGGTGGGTTTTGAAGGATCTCCTTCCTACTCCACTGCGCACATCTTCGCCTACGAAGAAATGACTGTGGAACAGAAGGACGATCCAGATAACAGGCGTATCAATGCACGCATCGTGGAAGACTACGGTGTGGAAGTTGTTGCTCCTGTTACTGCATTCCACTTCAAGAACTCGATTGCTTAACTATGGCATCACATGCATCAGTTGACGACTTGCTTAAGAGGTATGACCTTAGGCGCATTGGTGATCTTGTAAACGACAACGACACACGTGCATCCGAGGTTGATCTTAAGGGAAACACCACTGCGGGGGCGGTCACACAGACCGCCCTCTCAGATGCTTCTGGCATGATCAATAGTGCAATACTTGCAGGTAAGAGGTACAAGCTATCTGACCTGCTGAGTATGACTGATGAATCCAAGGCACTTCTCAAAAGGTTGTGCTGCGACCTTGCATATGCTCTCCTGATTGCAAGGCGTGGTTATGGTGGCGAGGACATGGTTGCAATGACCTCACGAGCCAAGGAGAGCGAGCAAATACTGGAACAACTGCGCCAAGGTGACAGATTGTTCGAGATAGAAGCAAATCAAAACGCATCAGTACCTAATCAAGCTGTAATAAGCAAAAACATATCATTGTTTTCCAATGAGTTAGATAGGTTCTTCGGAATGCGTGTATCCAACATAAACGAGAACTTCAACAATAGAGGGTAACAATGGCACAGATAATGACTACAGGACCAGCGCACATGTTTATTGGGCGTTCTGCGGAGAATACAGATGTGACGGGACTTGAATACTTGGGAACATTTGAAAAGAGTCCTGTGATTGATATCCAGACTTTAACTCAGCCTGTGATGAATGATATAGGTGGGGAAAGTGCAATATCGCACGCCATGCAGGGACAGATTGCCACCATTCAGGGTGTGATGAACAGGTATGACGAGGTCGAATACGCCAAGATTGAATCAGGGTACTACGGTGCAACTCGCAGGGGAGAAATAGAGAAGAATAAGCTTGGTGGTCTTGCACAGGCAATGTCTTTGGATTTTGATGTGTTGTTCTATTTCCCCTTCCACTCTTCTTTCAGAACAGGATCATCGAACACCGATGCTCCTGAAGGTTTGCACTTTGTAAGCGTAGTTCCCGTTAAATTTAAACTTGCTGAACTTAGCACTAGGGCAAGAACTATTGAAATTGCACTAAGATCTATTCCAAAAATGAGCATAAAAACAGATAGCCTGACAAATGTCGATTCAAATGGCGCAGCAGGTCCTGCAAGTATTCGTGAGTTTGTTCTTTACAAACATTTAACCACTGTACCCAATGCACTGAAAGAAAAGGTGAACTAACATGGCAACTTTCGCAAAAATTCATGTAACGGGTCCAGCGCACATCTTTGTTGGGCATAAGACAGACACCATAGCTAATGCCATCTACCTAGGCACATGTGAAAAGTCTCCTGAAATTGAGACTGAGTACATGTGGGAGGATGTGAACAACGATGTTGCTGGTAGTGCTCCTATTGACCTTGTTTTAAGAGGCCACAAAAGCAGCATTAGCGCACTGTTTACTAGGTTTAATGAAGATAAGCTTTTAAGTCTTATAGGTAACACTGGGTCAAAAGAAAAAAGACACAATGCTGACCACCAACCCGGAGTGTATGACAGTGGCCAGATTGGAGGACTCACTGAATATAGTAATATAGCAGTGGATAACACTGGGTACTGGCTTGCAATCAAGTTTGAGTTTGCTCAGAATACGGCTGTTGACCCTACCCTTCCAAAAGGTTATTGGTTCCCATCAATAGTTCCTGCAAATTTTACATACGCACAGGTTGGAACACATTCCAAGAAGGTGCAATTAAAAGCAGAAGCACACCCTGCAATTGTGAAGGGTACTGCCTCAACAGGGGCCACAAAATCGGAACAGGGTATGACAACTGGCAATTATGTGCTCAGATTGTTTACCACAGATCCTGCTATTTTTGATTTTTCACTACTTCCAAACTTTAACTAAAGAGTTTAGACATGCCAAGAACTCCATCAGCAAATGAGTATTTTGCTGATTTTAAGATTGCACGTACCCGCCTAGAAAACATGGCAGTTAAAGCTGGCATGAATAAGGATACTGTTGCAAATCTTAGCATGTCTGACATTTTAAAAAGCCCTAGATTTACTAACGAGCAGAGAGAAGAGTTTTTAACTTCTCAGGAAATAGGTGGACATTTAAGCAAAGATTTAATGTCCACCACAAAAAACCCGGAAATTGCTCAAAAGGTAATGATGTCTAGGTTGGATAAAGGGGATGCTCTTAGGAAAAAGCTTGAATCTTTACCACCTGAAGTAAGGAAGGAGGCAGAAAAGTCATTTCAACTTGAGCGTGAAACCATGGATAACGATGGTTTCCAATATAGGAGGGGTGAAAAAAATTGGTATGGTAGAACTACTCGTGGTTCTGATGCGGATAGAGAAGACTATTTTCTAAATCGAGCACAATCTATTGTCGCAGATGCCGAAAAGACTGCAAAAGATGTAGCTGGGGAAAAAGACCCTGTAAAAAAGAAAGAGTTAGCTGAAAAAATATACTCTCAAAGACAAGCATCTTTTACTGATGCAAATAGCGATAGAAATGATGCAGATGCTGAGCTTAAAAGAGCTAATATAGGTCTTGCAATGGATGTTGGACTAACAGCAGCAACTGCTGTTGTGCCCGGAGGAGTTGCATTACGATTTGTTGCCGGAGGTGTTGGTAAGGGTACTCAAGCACTCAGGGCAATGGGTAGAGTAGCCTATGAGGGTGTAAAACATGGAAGTAAAAAGTTTGTAGCTACTGAGGGGGTTAAGCTTGGGACACATGCTTTGGATGACACCCTTGCAAAAATAGACGGAGTTCCCCAATTCGCTAGAAATGCAGTTAGCGGTGTTGCTGGTTTTTCAAAAGCATACGCAGAAAATTTATACGGGGATGTTCATACACATAAGCTTTTTAGCGGGGATGTGGGTGGATTCGTATGGAGCTTAGGCAACAAACAAATGGCAGCAAATGCTCTAGGTATTGCTCTTCCCTTTGCAAAAGGTTCTCCAAAAAATCTAACCGGTGCGTCTAAAAAAGCCATCGAAGCAAAGCAACAAGTGCAGAGAAGAGCTAACAAAATAGTTGATAAAGGGGAAGAGGCTTTTCAAAACTCTGCAATGCTAGGAAATGCTGCGGATGCTCTAGATAGTGGGCACGAGGTTTACACATCTGTTGCCAACTATGACCTTAAATACAAGCAGGCTCGTGCAGAAATAGCAGGTAGGAAAGAAAATCAAAACCTTTCCTCCGAGCAAATAGATAGATTAGCCAAACAAAGAGTTGTTAGGGACATTGGGTACAATACCGGAAACACTAAAAATGCTGCAACTGATGTTGCAGGTGGGATTAAAGATTATAAATCTCAAAGCGCAAGGAGTTCTAAAAACGCTAACGAGGTTAGCTCTAAAACTGAGCAAATTGAAACTAATGCTAAACAGGATGCTAAAGAACAAATTGAAAATGATGCTGAAACTCCCTCAGAGCAATTACTTTTTGATACATACATGGAGAAAGTAAAAAAACCTGATATTACTCCAGAGCAAAAAGCAGAGGCTACTAAAGAGTATAAATCTCAGACTAATGCACGTAGTTCCAAAATTCAGGAAATAGCTCAACAAAAAACTCAAGAAAAAATTCAAGATATAAAAGATACTCAAGAGCACAGAGATATTCGACATGATCAAATAGATACTTTTAGGCACATTCGTGGCGAAGAAAGCAAAGCCCCTAGAAGTACTCTACGTGAACCACGTGAGACTACTGAACCACATGAACCACATGAACCACATGAACCACGTGCAGAACCACATGAACCACGTGCAGAACCACATGAACCACGTGAGACTACTGAACCCAAAGAAACTAAAGAACCTAAAGAACCAAGAGAAAACAGAGAACCTCACATACCAAGAGTGCCAACAGGGGAAAGGCACGATAATACTCCACCTTTACCACCAGTAGGTGGGAATAGTGGGGGTGGTGGCACTTTTGCAAGTTCTGTGGGAAGCGGGTTCCCAATGCAAACCGCACCGTCTTACTCGTATGTAAACATTCAATTGCCCTACTTCAGCGAGTTAGGACTGTAATGGCATTAATAAAGAGCAACACGGGTAACATACTCACTGCGATCAAGACATTGCTAGTGAACGAACTTGCAGTGGGATCCCACAAGGTTCTGCTGGTTGCAAAAACAATTATTCCCAATTTCACAGGTGATCAGGACTTCATTATCAGACCGGGTTCCCCCACACCAGAAGATGGATTTGTGCAGGGTAGTGGAAGGCTTGCATCTGTCGTGCAAAGGCAGATGTATGTGGCAATTCGCACAAGGTTTGGTGTGGATGTTTCCAACAGTGACGAGAGGTGGTTGCTAGATCCTACCTTAGGACACCTCGCAAGGGAGGAGCAGGTTATAAACCTGCTCCACCTTCGAAGGCTCAAGGATTCATCTGGTAATGATCTTCTGATTGAACCAATGCGCATGACACAACCCATACAAGACTTTGTGGGACACTCTCAGGATGGTTACACAAGGGGTGGTGACGAGAAGGATGCGCAAAAGCAATACGGTATTTCCATCCTTGCTTTCGAATGCAGGTACATGCTGGGGGTGACAAACGATGGCTACTAACTCAGCTAATTACCTCAGGTACGGCCCCATCAAATTAAATATTGTAAAGCTGAATGAGTATAAAAAAGAACCAGTGTACTCTGACAAAGAGCGTACACATTATATGTACACCAGACATATTCTTTCCATTAACGCTGTGGTGTACCCTGACACAGATATAGATTATTCAGAACTTCCCAAGGATGCATACGCATCATTTTCCACCTGTTACACTAACGAACCAACGGACGGTCCCAACAGCAATGGTGGTGCAAGTGATCCAGCTTTTTCGGTGTATGGTAACAATCCCCTAAAGCTGCCACCAGTAGCAAGAATTGAAAGTTTATTGCGACACATGCTCATGCAACCACGGCAAAAGCTTAAGTATGTGGTTGGGGATAGTGTTATGCTGGAGTCTCCATCCGTTGATGCTCTAGTTGATTGCAATAATGGACCTAAACCAGTTTCCCTAACTGTCCGCAGTGTCAGCGGTTTGCAATCCATGGTGGTAGAGTTTGTGGTATCCACAGACATAAATGAATCTTTTAGGTTTGGTGCTCCAGAATACCCAATGGTTTCCAACCAGTTTGTAATGGAGCACGAAATTGATCAGGATTTTTACACAACACGAAAAGTTATGGGAGTTGCGCATTTCAGATCAGATTATTTAGTACGGCATAAATACTCACCAGACGATTTTAGGGAATGGCTAAATATTCCATCCCCAATTGGTTTTAAGAGGGATGTGGTCAAATGCAAATTATCACCAGACTCCCTCAAGCTTGAGTACTCTTTCGTTGACAGGGAAATGCACCACCATTTGGACACAAGGAAGAGAAAGTCTTCGGAAAAAGCAACAATAAATAATGTGTCTGACATACCCTACCCAAAAATGAAAAACATTACTCGGTTGGAGGTAAAACAATACCTTACAGTCTCGCAGAAATCCCTCTCAGACTCCATATCAAGCGGTATCAATGCGGTGGTAAATACTATAACAGGTTCTGGTGGAAGTGCAGGGTCAAGGTTTAATACTGCATTTACTGGAATAAAAGACTTTGCTAGTTCATTTATGCCATTGCGTGAAGACAAG